CTTTAATTTTTCTCCGGGGGTAATTTTTAAGGAAGGGAGATGGTATTATGTTTAAGATATCAGGTCATACTATATCGTTAACTAGAGGTGATAGTTGTACTATTACTTTAAAAGTTAATAAAAAAGAACAAGAAACTGGTTATATTTTTAAACCTGGCGATATAATAGAAATGAATGTTTATAAAAAGAAAGAACTAGATCATGAACCTCTTATGACAAAGTCTATAGAAGTAACTGAAGATACTAATGTTGTTGATATTTCATTGAGTTCATCAGATACAACAATAGGTGAAATGTCTAACAAACCTATTGAATACTGGTATGAAATTCAATTAAATAGAGAACAAACTATTATAGGATATGATGATAATGGACCGAAACTATTTATGTTGTATCCTGAAGGAGAGGTCATAAGATGAACTTAGATCAATTAAACGAAGATGAACTTACTGTTGATATTTCTCAAAGTAATGAAATAGTATCAGAATTATCAACAAATAATGAAATAAATGCCGAATTATTATTAGACGAAGAAATAATTGGTGATATATTTCCAAAAGGACCTAAAGGTGATCCCGGGCTTCCTGGGGAAAGAGGTCCTAAAGGTGATAAAGGCGATAAAGGAGATCCTGGTGAACAAGGTCCTAAAGGTGACAAAGGTGACACCGGAGAACAAGGACCAAAAGGAGAAACCGGTGAACAAGGACCACAAGGTATTCAAGGTATCCAAGGTCCTAAAGGTGATAAAGGCGATAAAGGAGATCCTGGTGAACAAGGTGTCCAAGGCGAGCAAGGCCCTCAAGGTATACAAGGACTTAAAGGTGATACCGGAGAACAGGGACCAAAAGGTGACAAAGGTGATACCGGAGAACAGGGACCTAAAGGCGATAAAGGAGAAACTGGAGAAACAGGACCACAAGGTCCTCAAGGAATCCAAGGTCTAAAAGGTGACAAAGGTGATACCGGAGAACAGGGACCAAAAGGTGACAAAGGTGATACCGGAGAACAAGGTCCTCAAGGTATCCAAGGTATTCAAGGCCTAAAAGGTGATACCGGAGAACAGGGACCTAAAGGCGATAAAGGAGAAACTGGAGAACAAGGAATCCAAGGTCCTCAAGGAATCCAAGGTATTCAAGGAGAAGATGGTTATACACCAATTAAAGGAGTAGACTATTTTACTCAAAATGATATAGATAGTTTATCGTCTATTTATTCAAAATATTTAAAACATGAGAAAAAGAATATAAATACAAATACTCCATTTGATTTTTATACAAGCGAACCAGGAATTTACTATATGAATAGTGGCGGAAATTTTTCATATAAAACAACTAAAGATTCAGATGATATTACAACTCTTAATAATTATATATATGTTGGTGTTTATTTATTTAAACCTTATGAATTAGCTGCTGATCAAGAAGTATTTGCCCATTTATTAGTTAAAACAAAAGGAAGCTCTGGTGTTTATAGTTATAATACTGTCAGTGGTTTATTATCAGCTATAACTGTACGTAAAGTCGCTAGTACAAATGGGGTGCATGTTTATTATATTTCTGATGTATATACACCCGGAACAGAATTAATAACAATTAGTTATATGGTGGACATGTTTTCTAATGTATTGATTTATACAACAGATGAACATTGGGATACAGAAGTTGATCCTGGTGATCCATACATACTTACAATAAATGTTACAAAAGCTGCTAATACTAATTTATATAATCAATTATTAGATTGTATGTGGAATGGTAATTATCGTAGAAATTTGATAGGTTTATTTGCTGGTTATTATGGTTCACTTATTGCTGATGAGGAGCATTCTTATGTGTTCTTTGAACCGATGGTAGTCAGACCTTCTATGTATACAGATGATGATGGCCGAGCAATCGCATATTCTCCATTATTAAATTTTGGTTTAACATCAGGATATATCACATTAAAATGGGATTATGATAATTATCAAATAGTAATAAAAGGATTTTTCTATCCAAATGATGAATCTGATTCTTATGGTGTAAATAATTTTCCAGCTAACAAAAAATACGTAGATGATTTTGTAACTAACTATGTGGATACTCATTTTCCAGATGGTATGTATATAATGAGTTATGGTCATTCGACATGGAATGATTTCTTAACAGCATATCAAAAGAGAATGGTTGTTTATTGTAGAGCAAGTTCTAGTTCAAATCCTGGATCTGGTTCTCAAACAAGAATGGCTTTTATGGCTTATGTAAATAATGCTGAAAATCCAACGGAAGTAGAATTTCAATATTATAGAAGCGTTAGTTCACATAGTGCTTCTCAGCAAGGAGATCAAGTGTATGTTTATAAGTTAAACAAAACTAAAGGCTGGTCTGTAACAGTTAGAGAATGTTCTCCAAAAATTGTTGCTGGCGAAGGTATACAATGCACATATAGCAATGGTGTAATGACTATATCGTTAAGTCAATAATAAGAAAGAGAATTAAATTATTTATGTAACATTTAAGGGGGCTTATAAGAAATAAATCAACTATGCACTGTTGGTTCATTCCGTTGTTGGCCCTCATTATATGATGGTTTATTCTCCTTTCCATAAACTATATGTTTATGTTTAAGTTTGTTTTTGGTTTCTTGTAAGCCACCTTAAGTGTTACACAAGATGATTATTTTAAAATGAAAGGAGTATAAGAACATGACGAAAAGAGTTAAACTTTCATCTGATACTCCAAAGAAAAAAGAGATAAGACCTGCTTTGACTCCGGATGCTAGAGAAAATCAACTCATATATTTAGCGACAGAGTTGGCTGAGCAACAACTTAGAGATGGAACAGCTTCGTCTCAAGTTATTACTCATTATCTAAAACTCGGATCGTCAAAAGAAAAAATTGAAAAAGAAATTTTGGAAAAACAAAAAGATTTAATAACAGCAAAAACAGAAGCATTACAATCAGCAAAGCATGTCGAAGAATTATATGCTAATGCTATAGAAGCTATGAAGTCTTATAGTGGGCATATTGGAGGACAAATAGATGATGAAAACAGAGAATATTAAAACTTATTCTGAGTTATCTAAGTTAAAAACATTTAACGAAAGATATAATTATCTAAAATTAAACGGAAGTGTTGGTGAAGATACTTTTGGTTTTGATAGATATTTAAATCAAATGTTTTATAAATCAGATGAATGGAAACATATAAGAAATTATGTTATAACAAGAGACAACGGATGTGATTTAGGAGACGAAAATCATAAAATAGTAGACAGTGTAATAATGATTCATCATATGAATCCTATAACAAAAAACAATATTATAAATAAGGATAGTGTTTTATTAGATCCAGAATATCTAATAACTGTGACAAAGAAAACTCATGATGCTATACATTATGGTAATGATTCTTTATTAGAAGATGATTATATAGAAAGAACAAAAAATGACACATGTCCTTGGAAACATTAGGAGGAATAAAATGAGTAAAAAAACAAATAAAAAGAAAAATAATCTAAAGGAGGAAAAGATTATGGATGAAAAAAATGAAGAGGTTGTAGAGCCAGTAGAAGAAATCATCGAAGATGGTGGAGATAAAATTGAAGAGGTTGTAGAACCAGTAGAAGAAATTATTGAACCAAAAATTATAATAGAAGATGGAATTGAAAATAATGAAATTATAGGAAAAATAATCAATTTTGATAAGCTATATGTTCGTAAAGAGGCTAATAAAGATTCTGAACCAGTTGGAATAGTTTCTAAAGAAGATGATTTATCTATTGACAAAGTTCATTCTACTGATGAATTTTATAAAGTAGTAACTTCAAATGGTTTAGAAGGATATTGCTTAAAAGAATTTGTCAAAATAGAATAGAGGTGGTATATAATGGATAACACTTCTACAAGTATCCTAAATAGTATTAAAAAATTATTAGGTATAGCTAGTGATTATAAACAATTCGATGCTGATATTATAATGCATATAAATTCAGTATTTATGATATTACATCAATTAGGTATAGGTCCAAAAGAAGGTTATCATATAACTGATGAAAAAGATAATTGGGAAGATTATATTGAAGATGGTACTAATTTGGATGCTATAAAAACATATATGCATTTAAAAGTTAAAATAGCTTTTGATCCACCTCTTAATGGGACTGTGATGGAAGCTCATAAGCAAATGATTTCTGAGTTAGAATGGCGTTTAAATGTTCAACGTGAAGAGGAGGGATACTAATATGTGGAAATACAATGATATAGATGAATTATATCATCATGGTATATTAGGTATGCATTGGGGTGTTAGAAGATTTCAAATGAAAAATGGCAGACTTACTTCTAGAGGTAAAAAAAGAAGAATGTCACAAGACGCATTAGATGCTAGTAAATTAAAGAAAAAGAAAATTTATGAAATGTCTAATGATGAATTAAAAACTCTTAATAAACGTAGACAATTAGAAACTGATTATAAACGTTTAAATAAGAAAAAAATAGCAACTATTGTTGGTTCAACAGCATTGGCTTTGGGAACCTATGCTTCTTTAAGAAACAATGGTAAAACAATAATAGATGATGGTAAAGGAGTTTTTAATTATTTTAAAAATAAAATAAAAAAGTAGGAGGTTTATATGGCATTATCTAATAGAGCTATTCCTAGATATTATGGAATGTTTAGAGATGCTGTTATGAAAGGAGAAATACCAGTATGCGAAACTATATCTATGGAAATGAATAGAATAGACGCATTAATAGAAAATCCTGGTATTTGGTATGATGATGAAGCAGTTGAAGGTTTTATACGATATTGTGAATCAGAATTAACATTAACTGATGGAGAGGATTTAGTATTACTCGATTCGTTTAAATTGTGGGCAGAACAAATATTTGGTTGGTATTATTATGTAGAAAGAAGTGTTTATGTTCCTTCTAAAGATGGACATGGTGGTCATTATGTTAATCGAAGAATTAAAAAACGACTTATAAATAAACAATACTTAATTGTAGCCAGAGGAGCTGCAAAATCGCAATACGAATCATATATTCAAAATTACTTTTTAAATGTTGACACATCAACAACACATCAAGTTCATACTGCTCCTACAATGAAACAAGCAGAAGAAGTTTTATCTCCTATTAGAACTGCCATAACTAGATCTAGAGGCCCTTTATATCAATTTCTTACAGAAGGATCAATTAATAATACGACTGGAGCTAAAGCAAAACGTGTTAAATTGGCATCTACTAAAAAAGGAATTGAAAATTTTTTAACAGGATCTTTATTAGAAATAAGACCAATGTCGATAGATAAATTACAGGGTTTAAATAGTAGAATTAATACTATAGACGAATGGTTATCTGGAGATGTTAGAGAAGATGTTGTTGGTGCTTTAGAGCAAGGTGCTTCTAAGAATGAAGACTATTTAGTATTAGCTGTTAGTTCAGAAGGAACCGTTCGTAATGGACCTGGTGATACAATCAAAATGGAGTTAATGGATATATTAAAAGGTGAGTATAACAATCCTCATGTATCTATATTTTGGTATAAACTAGATTCGATAGATGAAGTAGCAAATCCAGACATGTGGATTAAGGCTAATCCTAATTTGGGTAAAACTGTAAGTTATGAAACATATCAATTAGATGTTGAAAAAGCAGAAAAAGCACCAGCTAATAGAAATGATATTTTAGCAAAAAGATTCGGAATACCAATGGAAGGTTACACTTATTTCTTTACGTATGAAGAAACATTAAAACATCGTAAAAGAGATTATTGGAGTATGCCTTGTTCGTTGGGCGGAGATTTGTCGCAAGGCGATGACTTTTGTGCTTTTACATTTTTGTTTCCTTTGCCAAAAGGAGAATTTGGTATAAAAACTAGAAACTATATAACAGAACGTACATTAATGAAATTACAACCTGCTATGAGAATTAAATATGATGAATTTATAAAAGAAGGAAGTTTGATTGTTATGCCAGGAACAGTGTTAGATATGATGGAAGTTTATGATGATTTAGATAAGTATATAGCAGATAGTGATTATGATATAAGATCATTTGGTTTTGACCCATATAACGCAAAAGATTTTGTTGAAAGATGGGAAAAAGAGAATGGACCTTTTGGTTTGGAAAAAGTTATACAGGGTGCTAAAACAGAATCAGTTCCTTTAGGAGAATTGAAGAAAATGGCAGAAGATAGATTATTATTATTCGATGAAGAGCTAATGACTTTTACTATGGGTAATTGTATAACTCTTGAAGATACTAATGGTAATAGAAAATTATATAAGAAACGATATGATCAGAAGATAGATGCTGTAGCAGCATTAATGGATGCATATGTTGCTTATAAGAATAATAGAGAAGCTTTTGAATAGAGGTGATAAAATGTGGAAATATAATAATACAGATGGTATGTATTCTCCAGAATTATATCATAGTGCTGATGAATTGTATCATTATGGTATTCTTGGTATGCGTTGGAGACATAGAAAAGCATTAAGACAAGAAATAAGAAATGCTAAAAAAGCTTATAAATTACGTAATTCTAAAATACAAGATAGATATTTTAAATCTATGGAAAACATAGAAAAAGGTTATAAACGTGGCCAAATGTTATCTAAAAAAGATCAAGCTAAAGAAGAAAGAGCTGATACATTAGCTACTAATGGATGGAAAAAATCAAAACAACAATTAAAGGCTGATATTGCTAGAGCTAGAGCTAGATTTAGTTCTAATATCAAAAAAGCAAAGCAAAATAAAGCAGAAGCAAAAGCATTATTAAAAGAAGCGAAATCTAGGTATAAAAATGCTGAAAAAACATATTTAAAAGAGTTTGATAAAATATCATCAGAAAGGCGTTTTGGTAAAAAAGCAGAATCAAAACAAATAGACAAAGCTTTAAATGCTGGTAGAAAAGCTAATGTTGCAAAAAACGAGTACAAAACAGCAAAATCTAATTATAAAAAGTTTAAGAAAAAATGGTAAGAGGTGATAAAATGTGGAAATACAACGATATAGATGAATTATATCACTTTGGTATTCTTGGTATGCATTGGGGTCATCATAAATCGAAAAACGAACCTAAAAAAAATTGGAAATATCATAAAGCACAATTAAACAAAGCCGGTGAAGAATATTCTATAAAAGCTGACCAAATTTTGTCGAGAACAAACAATAGTTATGTTGCTGCAAAAAAACTTTATAAAGCAAAACAAGAAATAGGTAATAAATATAAAGAAAGTATAGAATATGGTTACAGAAGACAAAAAAGAATAAATCGATTAAAAAAACTAGGTATTGCTTCTGTTGGAGCTGCTATATTGGCTTTGAAAATAAAAAGTAATAAAGATAAACAAAGAAAAATCGACATAGAAGACATGAAAGAAACAGCTAGACATAAAAAATTAATGGCTGATTCTTTAAAAGCATTAAATGATTTACCTATCGAACAAATAGTTAATAGGTCAAAATAAAAGAAAGGAGTTATAAGCATGTGGAAATATAATGAAACAAATAATTTACTTTCTCATGAAATTTATCATAGTGCTGATGAATTATATCATTACGGAGTTCTTGGTATGAAATGGCGTTATCATAGAGCTGCTAGAAAAGGTACCGATTATACATATAAATCTCATGGACAAAGAAAATATGAGAAGAAATTAAGCAAGTTGCAAAATAAAAAACAAACAGCTAGAATACAGAGAAAAATAGATAAAGCTACTAAAAAATTATCATTATATCAAGAACGTGATAAAAATAGAGCAGAATATGCAAGAAAGACTAATGCCGGAAAAGCATTAGTAAAACAAATGTTACTTGGTCCTATAGGTTCTGGATCTTATAGTAGAAATAGAGCTGCTGGTTATGGTAGATTTGTTAGTGCTCTTGGTTCTGGTGTTATAACATCTAGAATATTAGAAAAGAATGCTGCTAAAAATAGATTAAAAGGAAGAAATAGTAATTATTAGAAAGAACGAGGTGATAAATATGGAATTCACATTTGGTGAAAGAATCAAGCATGCTTGGAATGCTTTCTTAAATCGTGAACCGATTGTTAATCGTGGTATATACGATTATTATGGAACGTTTTCAAGACCTGATAGAGTTCGTTTGACTAGAGGAAATGAACGTTCTATTATAACCTCTGTTTTAAATAGAATAGCAATGGATATTGCTTCTATCGAAATAAAACATTGTAAAGTTGATGAACAAGGTCGATTCCAGGAAGAAATTCATTCTGGATTAGATAATTGCTTAACACTTGAAGCAAATATAGACCAATCATCAAGAGCATTGATACAAGATATTGCTTTAACAATGTTTGATGAAGGATGCGTGGCATTAGTACCGGTTGATACTAATGAAAATCCTTACAAAACAAATTCTTATGATATAATAACTTTAAGAGCAGGAAAGATAACTCAATGGTATCCAAAAGCTGTTAAAGTTTTATTATATAATGACAGAACTGGAAAAAGAGAGGAAATAATAGTATCAAAGACTAAAATTGGTATTGTTGAAAATCCTTTATATGCAGTAATGAATGAACCTAGTTCAACATTGCAACGTTTAACTAGAAAATTAAATTTATTAGATAGCATAGATGAACAATCTGGTTCTGGAAAACTAGATCTCATCATCCAATTGCCTTACGTTATAAAATCAGAAGCTAGGCGTAACCAAGCTAATGAAAGACGTAGCGAAATTGAACGACAATTGGCCGGATCTAAGTATGGCATAGCATATACAGATGGTACAGAGAAAATAACACAGTTAAATCGTCCAGTTGAGAACAATTTAATGAAACAAATCGAATATTTAACGAGTATGCTTTACAGCCAGTTAGGTATTACACAGGAAATCATGAATGGAACAGCTAACGAGGAAACTATGTTAAATTATTATTCTCGTACTATAGAGCCTATTATAAGTGCTATAGCTTTAGAAATGAAGCGAAAGTTTCTTACTAAAACAGCTAGAACACAAGGACAAACAATAATGTATTTTAGGGATCCATTTAAATTGGTTTCATCTGAGAAACTTGCTGAATTAGCAGATAAGTTTACTCGTAATGAAATTCTTACTTCTAATGAGTTTAGAGGTATTATAGGATATAAACCAAGTACAGATCCAAAAGCAGATCAACTTATTAATAGTAATTTGAATCATTCTCCAGAAGAACTTGGTAATAAACCACCAGAAGATCTTGGTAATAAACCACCAGAAAATGAAGAAGTTTCAAATATTGACCCATCTGATAATAATGAGGTGGTTCCTTCCGTTCAGCCTAATGATGATCAAAAGAGTCAAAATGGAGTTGATGAATCAGTTAATGATGAAATAGAATATCGTAATAAAGTATTCAATTCATTAACCGATGAACAAAAAGATGCAGTATATTATGTTATTGGCCAAATCTTAGATGATGAGCAAAAACAGAAGGGAGGTAATCTATAATGGATTACGATTTTAGTGGTTGGGCTACTAGAAATAATATAGAATGTTCCGATGGTAGAACAATCATGAGAGATGCTTTCAAAGATGATGATGGTATAAAAGTACCATTAGTTTGGAATCATCAACACGATGACCCTAATGAAGTCTTAGGTCATGCTCTATTAGAAAATAGAGATGAGGGCGTTTATGCTTATTGTAAATTCAATAATACAGAATCCGGACAAAATGCAAAAGAGTTAGTAGTTAATGGCGATGTTGATAAATTATCAATATATGCTAATAAACTTAAATCTAATATGAATAAAGTTGTTCATGGATGCATTAGAGAGGTAAGTTTAGTTTTGGCAGGAGCTAATCCTGGTGCTTATATAGATTCTGTAGTGGTACATAGCGATGACGCCGAAGATGAAGAAGAAGGTGTTATTTACACTGATGAAAATATAAGTGTTGCTAAGGAACATTCAGAAACAGAAGATAAATCAGAAGAAAAAACTGATGAATCTATTGAAAAATCTGAGAAAAAGGAGGAAACTAAAATGAACGAAGAAAACTCAGAAATTAAACACAGTGATACTGAGGATAGCAAAGAAAAGACAGTTCAAGAAGTATTTGATACTTTAACTGATGAACAAAAAGATGTTGTTTATGCTATAATCGGTGAAGCTGTTGAAGAAGCAAAAAATGGTGCCGATGAAGGCGAAGATGATGAAGAAGGAGATGGAAATATGAAACATAATGTATTTGATAATGATAACAATAACGAAGAAGTATTAGCTCATTCAGAATTCGTTAAAGCTGCTATAGCAGATGCTAAAAAATACGGATCAATGAGAGAAAGTTTCATCGCTCATGCTGAAGAAGAAGGATTAGAATGGAATGAAAATAACGATTTTAGTCCATTATTCCCAGACGCAACTAATATCAATAGAGAACCAATAATGGTTGAAAAAGATAATAGTTGGGTTGCAAAAGTTATGGCTCAAGTTAAGCATTCACCTTTCTCTAGAGTTAAAAATACTTTAGGTAGAATGGACGAATCTACAGCTAGAGCTAAAGGTTACATTAAAGGTTCTAAGAAAGCTAATATTCAAATGGCTGTATTAAACCGTGTAACTACTCCAACAACTGTATATATCAAAAATGATATCGACAGAGACGATGTAATTGATATTACAGATTTTGATGTAGTAGCATGGCAAAAGAAAGAAATGCGTAAGCAATTAGATAAAGAACTTGCTTTAGCTATGTTATTAGGTGATGGTAGAGATGTATCTGATCAATACAAAATCAATGAACAAAACATTAGACCAGTTGTATCAGATGATGATCTATACACTATTAAATATGTAGTTACTGAAGGTGTTGATTATAACAATGCTGGTAACTCACACAGT